GCCGCTCTGGGGTCAGGTGCATGGAACGCGCTTCCTGGGTACCAGGAAGTAGTCGGCCAGAGGCAGGCACTGTTCTCTGCCACCTTGGGGCAGCGCAGCGTCGACTTCAACAAGATGAACGCGAACCTGTCCAGTGCGTTCGGTGGATACGCCACCAGCCTCTCCTCGCAGCAGGAGAGTGCAGCCACAGCAGCAAGTTACGGATATTCCGGGCTCAACAACGACCTATCCAAGAGTGGTCGAATGCTTGCAGGTCAGGCCTCCGCCCTCTCGCTGCTCAACGGCAGGTCGCAGCAGGCCAACATGGTGGCGGGCATCTCGCTAGGAACGGCACAGACTAGCAACCGACTCATGCAGGTAGGCATTAGTTCGGTGGACCGCCAGGGAAACCCCGTCAGCATGGACAAGGTTGTCCAGCAGTTGTGGAACCGAACGGCCAAGGGTCCGATGTCGGCGGGCAATATCAACCGCGCACTGCGTCCTGACTCCAACTTCCGCAAGATGCTGGACTACTACGTGGGTCCGGACAACACGCAGACTGGTCTCGACATCCTTCGCATGAAGGCGGGGAACCCCGGATCCAACGCAGTAAGTACCAGCGGGATGCCTGCGGGCTACAAGGATGGGTCCCGAAACGCCAACGCCAAGCAGTTCGAAGCGACCGGTACTCGCAGCGACACCGTGGCTGCCTATGGCGACAAGGTAATCGAAGGCTTCAACGCTGCGCTGTCCGCTGCTCAGAAGTTGGACGAGACCCTGACCAACATGCGCGGGGTACTTGGTCCGCTGGCTCAGGCCAAGGGGTTCACCCAGGGCTTCCAGTCCACTACCTCTGGTGCTGCTGCGACGGGAGCAGCAGGTCTACTGGGGAGCCTGATTGGTGGTCCCCTATCCAACCTTCTGATGGGGGGCGGTGGTGGTGGCGGCGGTCTCATCGGCAAGGGCATGGGCGCGCTCAAGAATACAGGCGGCAGTCTGCTCAAGACTATCGGTGGCCCTAAGGCTCTACTCGGAGGTGCCGGTCGCGCGCTCGGTGGAGTAGGGATTGAGACTGGAGCCGCGTGGGTCAACCAGCACTTCGGATCTAACCCCAACGACAACTTCTTCCAGCGCCTGGGAACTGGCCTCGGTCGTACCGGCGCGGACGCAGGGGCCGGGGCAGCGACTGCTGGCCCTATTGGTGCCCTCGCCGGTCTGGCTGCCGGGGTGTTCTCCATGATCACCAGCGGGAACCACTACGGTGACAAGGGCGCCGAGGGGAATGTGATGTCCAATATCGGCAGCAGTGTCCTCGGCATGTTTGGAGGGGGAGACTCCAACAGCCAGGTAGGAGTGCAGAGCGGTGGTGGGTCGGGGGACACTATCGGCTCCGTCGTTAGTGGCTTCGCCTCGGGTTACGCCGGGGTTCCCTATGTCAAAGGTGGCCGTGGTCCTAAGGGCTGGGACTGTGCAGGGTTTGTCTACTGGGTGTTCAAGCAGAAGGGGATCAGCCTTCCGCAGGTTTCCTGGGAGCAGATCAAGCACGGAACCCCGGTTGCAGGTCTCGCGCAGGCACAGGCAGGAGACCTGCTGTTCTTCAAGTTGAAGGATGGACACAAGCACGGCTCGGGCGCATGTAACCACGTTGGTATCTACCTCGGTGGTAATCGAATGGTCCACGCGGCCAACCCCCGTAAGGGCACCCAGGTTGTCCAGTTGAGCACCTACTACACCAGCCAGTTGGTCGCGGTTCGTCGCATCGTGGGCGGTAAGAGTGGTGCCTCCAACAACCCACAGAACATCCTGTCGAGTGGGGCGAAGAACGCCAATGGAACAGGTAGTGAGCCGGGTACCGGAACGGGCGGTAGCGGTGCAAATGCAGCCTCCGCAGCAGTGTCTTCCATTACTGCAAGTTCCTATGGTGGGGTCTCAGCCAGTACCTACAGTGCATCAGGAATGGTGTCTTCCTCCATTCTTGGCTTGATGTCTACTGGAGGCGCGGCTGCTAATGGCGGGGGAGGCGGAACCACCAGCGGTGGTCAGGGCATCGCCCCCACCGACGGCGGCGGTGGTAGCCGTACTCCTTCGGCACCTGTCACTGCCAACACCCGTAACCCCCTCATCAACTACCTGATCGCTGGTGGGTTCCGAGGTGATGCGCTGCGTAAGGCATGGGCTATTGGAATGCGCGAGTCTCATGGGGACGCACATGCGTTCAATGGGAACGCCCGAACTGGCGACCTCTCGTACGGTCTCTTCCAGATCAACATGAAGGGTGCCCTCGGACCGGCACGTCGCAAGCAGTTGGGGCTCACCCGTAACGAGCAGTTGTTCGACCCCATGACCAGTGTCAAGGCTATGTACAAGATGTCAAAGGGCGGAACCTCGTGGGGTCCCTGGGACATCGACTCCAGCGGTTACGCGCATGGTGCTCAGGGTGGGGCTGGATTCCAGAAGTACTACAAGCAGTTTGCTGGTGCCGCGCATACCGCTGGGCTCCCTGGCTACTCCGGTGGCGCGTGGCGAATCGGCTCAGACCAGATTGCCAAGATCCACCAGGGCGAGATGATCCTCCCGGCATCTGTCGCGGAGGCTGTCCGTACCGGTGTCCGCAGCAACCTTGCTGGTGGGGGCTCTGGTGGAGGGAAGAGCGTCGTCATCCAGGTGATGCTCACTGGGGCTAGTGAGTCTGACGCCCGTGCCTTGGCTCGCCGCGTCAAGCAGATCCTCGATGAGGACAGCGCCATCGACAAGATTGGAGCCTTCTAATGTCCGGTGGCGGAGTTGGAGCCGGGGGTGCAGGTGGTGGTGTGAGCGGTGGGTACGTTCCTCCAGCGCCACCGACATCCTCAACCACGGACCCCAACCAATCGAGTGCGGGTGTACTGAGCGCCCTAGCGAATGTGGATCAGCAGGTAGGCGATGCGGTGTCCTCACTAGGGTTCGGTAAGGCTGCGGCTGCGGGGCCTCCTAGGAACATCGGTACCCTTCCTATTCAGTGGAACCCGCCGCCCCACTTGATGACACGACCGCCCAAGATCAGTTGGAACAACTACGACCCTCGAACCAAGGACACAGCCGGGGGAGCACAACTTCGCCGTGGTGGACAGTTCATTCCTCGCTTTGGTCGCCTGGGAGCCATCTACACGGATGACTTCACTGCCTCTGCCGCAGTAGAGATGTTCACCGATACGCGATACGGATGCCAGTTCCACTACAACCCGACATCAGTTGGGTATAGCGCTGCATCGGACACCACGAGTATCAACGCGCAGACTCAGGCAACTGACCCCAACGCGCTCATCCTCCCCGGAACTATCGGCATGACCTTTGAGGTCTACTTCAACCGCATCTATGACATGGCAACCGGCACATCCGATAAGCACTATGAGCGCCCTCTTCGTCGCTCAGGTCATTGGTGGGATGATGAGGCCGTCATGATCCGAGAGATCGGCACGGAGTACGACATCGAGTACCTCTACCGTGCGGTCAACGGTGACCCTCAGCAGGTTCGCCATGTCGACCGTAAGACTGCTGACGTCGGGTTTATGGTCCGAAACCTGACCCGCCTCCACATCGGCGCGTTTCAGTACATCGGGTTCATTGACTCAATCAACGTCAACCACATCCTCTTCACAGAAGAGATGGTCCCTACCTTCACGAGTGTGACCATTAGTTTCAGCCGCCAGGTTACGCTTGGCCAGACGCTGGATGCGGCTCGGACTCTCGCGCGTGACTACACGGGCGGTACTACCTCCACTGCTTCTGATACGGCGACCCCCTGATGAGCCTCTACCGCGATAGTCGCTACGCCGACCCCGCAACCTCGCGCGATGTGACCCTCATCAAGAGTGATGGTATGCAGGTCCGGACGCTCTTCCGGCGTCCCGCCTACACCGGCTCCTTCAATATCACGCACTACGTGTGGAGGGCAGGGGACCGGATCGACCGGGTGTCCTACCTCTACCTAGGTGACCCACAGAAGTACTGGCAGATCCTGGATCTCAACCCAGAGATTCTGGACGCTAACCAGATTGAGCCTGGGACAACGATCCGGATACCTCATGCTTGATGTCACCACTAAGAATGCAACAAAGTTCCTGGTCACCTTCCCCCAGAGCAACCTTGACGCAGTTGTCACTCCCACAAACATTCGAGTGATCCAGCGCCCTCTTTCCCACGACATCGCCGTAATGGACATCATCGGCGGCGAGCGGTACCGGGGTCTCCTTGGCGGAGCACCGGTATCCATCGACTGGTCGAACCAGAGTGGGTCTGCGAACTTCCGTGGGTACGTGTACCGCCTTGACCCGCACTACGAGCCGGGCAAGTACCGGACCACGGTGATCTGTGTTGCCGCGTCGTACCCGCTGATGAACATGGGCCAGAACGTCTGGGTCGGGGTGACTGCTCCCGATGTGGTTCGGTCCATCGCATTCCAGCACGGACTTGATGTGGATGTGGATGAGCACCCTCGGGTCTACGGCCAGGTGGCCCAGGCGGGGAAGTCCTACTGGCAGGTCCTAGTGCAACTGGCTGAGGAGACGGGATACGTCCTACGGGTCGAGGGGTCCACCCTTGTCTTCCGTAGCCGAGAGTCCTTGACGGCCTTCTTCCGCCCTATCTCCCCGGCACTGGACTTCGTACTCTCGACCTCCCCTACCCTCCGCATGCACGGGGAGGTACAGGAGTTCCACATCAAGGCAGGGTCATACAACCCCGAGGTTGGGGCGTACAACGCCAGCCGTAGTTCCTCAGGAGTAGACCCCCGCACTGGAGCGCTCCGCGCTTCGGCATCAGACCCGACGTCATACCGCGTGTCTGACTCCCCGCTGTTCTCCGAGGCGCTGGTGGATCGGGTCATCAACTCCACCCTGGAGGCTGACGTCGCGGTGGAGTCTGCCCATGAGCAGAACCGCTTTGCTACGTCAGCCACGATGAACACCCTGGGGCAGCCCTATTTTGCCCCGGAGCGCATGGTCTACCTACGGGGGCTGGAGTCTGCCTTCACTGGGTACTGGACTCTGCGGTCTGTGACACATGAGATCAGCGCCAGGAACTACCGCTGCGCGGTGGAAGTGGGCACTGACGGTCTGGGAAGCACCCTCCACATCACGGGGGAGATGGCCCAGTCACCGGCATCCCGAGCAAGCCGCGCTCAGGTTCCTTCCCCTATCGAGGGTGGGATCGGGTGGCCCTACCCCCACCCCGTCCTAGAAGCCTCTGTAAGCATCCAGGGGGACCCCGGTCGTCCCCTTAGTGACTTCGTATGGACCGCACCCGTTCGACGCTGGAGGACCCTGTGAAGGCCATGTCTTACCCATTCCGGATCGACTCGCATGGCAAGGTGGCGGCGACGACCGACACACGTCGTATCTGGATGGACCGAGTCCGCTCGCTGCTCAACACTGAGGTTGGGGACCGAGTGAACCGCCCCGAGTTGGGGCTGGACTCTAACGCTGCCGTTCTCAACATGGGGAGCCCGGCGGAGTTCGACTTCACCGCCAAGATCACCGAGTCTTTCGCCCGTCTACTTCCTACCCTGATGCTCAACTCCGTCACCTCAGATATGGACTCTAGTAGCGGTGTGCTCACGGTTGAAGTCGTGTTCACTTGTCCTGATAGGCAAATAGTCCAGACGAGTGTCTCCTTCGCCAGTGGACTTCTCTCCAGCGAAACTACCCCCTACGAGGTGCTGCTCTAGTGACCACCGAGGCCTTCCTGTTCCCCATGGACTACACGTCCAGGGACTACCTCAGCCTGCGTGAGGACCTGATCAACGTCATCAAGTCCCGAATCCCGGAGTGGCAGGCCGATGACCCCACCGACTTCGGGGTGGCTCTGGTGGAGGCATTCGCCTACATGGGGGACATCCTCAACTACTACATCGACCGTGCCGCTGCTGAGACCTTCCTGGGAACGGCTGCCCAGCGCCAGAGCCTCCTCAATATCGCGAGCCTTCTTGGCTACTCCCCTGCGGGACGTACCGCTGCCACTGTCCCACTGCTGTTCGTGAACAACGGGTCGGTTGCAGCGACCATTGCCGCAGGATCTCAGGTCAGCACGGTGATCAAGGTGGGGGACTCTAACGTCCCGCTCACGTTCGAGGTGCAGGCAAATCCCTCATCGGGGGATGGCTCCTGGTCTGTAGGTCCGAGTGGGGGCTCTGCCCTGATCACCGCCGTTGAGGGGATCACGATCACCAACAAGATTCTTGGGATGAGCACTGGCTACTCCAGCCAGGCCCTAGTCCTCCGGGACTACCCCCTGATCAACCGGTCGCTCTCCATCCGTATCGGATCTTCGGTAGGGGCCTCTGTTGCCTACACGTACGTCCAGAACCTCTACGACGCGACCCCGACTGACAAGGTGTTCACCTACCGCACCGATGACCGAGGCGTGACTACGGTCATCTTCGGTGATGGTGTATCAGGAGCAGTACCGCCCCTGGGGCAGAACGTGTACGCCACCTACCGGTTGGGGGGCGGGGTACTCGGCAACATCAGCCATGGCCTGACGTTCTCTCCCGTGGGCTTCACCTTCCCCGGCACGATCACGAATCAGGTTCAGGCCACTGGGGGTGCGGACGAGGAGAGCAATGAGCATATCCGGCAGTCCGCCTTCGCTGCTTTCCGGACTAGGAATAGCGCTGTCACCAAGCAGGACTTCCAGGACCTTGCGCTGGCTGATAACCGAGTGTCGAAGTCCAAGGCGCGGGGGAACTCGTTCGGCAACATCCTTGTCTACGTTGCCCCGACATCCTCAGGTGACCGCAAGACTGACCCACAGCCGGGATATGACGCCTACAACGTGGTGTCTAAGGCCCGCTCTGGAAACGTAGTGACTTTGGTCCTGGCTGAGACCCCCCAGTTCACGACTGCAATGTCGATTGACATCGCGGGAATGGGGTCTCCGTACGACGGGACCGCTACGCGGGCAGTCACCCTGACGGATGCTGGTGATCTGGTAACGCTCAACGGGCATGGGATGCTCAATGGCTACCCGGTGGTATTCGAAAGCATCACCAGTACAACTGGTATTAGTGCTGGAACTACCTACTACGTCGTCTCTTCCACGACCAATACCTTCCAGGTTTCAGCAACGGTAGGTGGAACGGCACTTGCCCTGACTACTAACGGGTCCGGTGTACTCCGTGGCGTGGGCATCGTGGCTAACGCGATCACCTACACCGTCGGCTCATTGGCCACGGTGGCCACCACTCCTGCTTCTGGCATTGCGAATGCAGGAGAGTTGTCGGCGTTCGCCACAACTCGTGCTGCGATCCAGGCTGACCTCCAGTCCAAGGGAGTAGTTGGCACCATCGTGAGCGTCTACCCGCCTCGGTACTACGACATCGCGGTCACGGTTGACATCGGAGTGAAGCCCCAGTTCCGCCAGACCACGGCTGTCGCTGCTGTGAAGACAGCACTGGGGTCGCTGTTCAACTACAACGCGGTGGGGTTCAACCAGTCAGTGCGACCGCAGGAGTTGCTGGCATCCCTCATCAACATGGTAGAAGAGATCCAGTACGCCACGGTAACTCTCTATGCGAGTCCCGGCGGCTCCTCGACCACCCTTGTCCAGTCCAGTGCTGATCAGATCCTGCGCCTTCTGGATGGAAACCTCACCGTTACGGTCAACGTGGCCGATCCTGGAATCGCGGCTTAGGCGGACGCCAGCCAGTAAGTCCGGGAGCATTCAAGAGACCTGTAAGGACGGAGATCAGTGAGTACCTACCCCGCAGCGGTGGTATCGACCGGAGTACTGCCGACGCGCGTTGATGGCAGTACGGTCTTGGCCGCGCACATGAACCTCGTGCAGGACGAGATCATCGCTATCGAGGCCGCGCTTGGTGTTGGGACCACGCTCCTGGGTGGATTCGGGACCCTAGTCCTGCGACTTGACGACCTTGCTACTCGTCTTGCACTGGGAGATGCCCACCGCATTGCCTCCACTGGAGTGCATGGTGCGGCAGGTGCTGTCGTTGGAACTACCGACGTCCAGACCCTTACCAACAAGACTCTCTCGGCGCCTACCATTAGTGGTGCAGTTGCAGCGAGTGGGGCCACCGTCAATGGGAACCTAACATTCACTGGCGACATCACCTTCACGGGGCACATCCTCGCCAACCTGGCCCCCACGATCACTGACTTCACCTCCGCCCAGCACACCCACGCATCGACAGCCCAGGGTGGGAACATCCCGATCTCCTCGGTGACTGGTCTTGCTACGGCCCTGAGTGGGGTCAGTGCCACAGGGCACACCCACACGAAGTCCAACATCTCGGACTTCGCCCACACGCTGGATAGCCACTCGGGAACTATCGCAGTGGGAAGTGTGACGGGGCTCGGCAGTGCTGCGCTCCTGAGCGTCCCGGTGGCCACGGGGGCGGTGGCGTCCGGTAGCCAGGTCGTCCGAGGAGACGACCCGCGCCTAACCGACTCACGGTCTACCACGACTCACGCAGCAAACCACGCCTCTGGTGGTAGCGACCCGGTCAGCCCCGCCAGCATCGGGGCCGCACTCAGCACACACACGCACACCAAGAGCCAGATCACCAACTTCTCGCACGCCCTTACAGACCACACGGGCGTCCTCGCCATCTCAGACACTACTGGGCTCCAGACTGCACTCGATGGCAAGTTGGCCGTCGGCGGGACGGCAGTGAACTCGACCAAGGTGAACGGTAGGAAGGTCACCGTGTCGAATACCGCCCCCTCCAGTCCCTCCACCCTGGATGTCTGGATCAGTTACTAAGGGCGACCATGGCTAACAAGCAGATCGCCTTCACGGCTACGTCTAACCACTGGTACTGGCGAGGATCTAGCCCGCTGGACTGCCAGACCGGGACCCTCGTCACCATGCCTGAGCAGGGGCTCCTGACGAGTGTCGAGTTCCATGTCGCTGGCCTGGACTACATCGACCCCGTATACGGCTACCAGCATGAGTCTGGGTATGCCCGTGCAGCCGTCTGGGACGCCTCTGACGGGTCAATCGTCACGCAGTCGGGGTACCAGGCCTTGCCCCCCGCTTCGGGCGGTACGCAGCCTTACGTGTCCTTCGACCTTGACAATGTCACGGTCTCTGCTGGTACCAGCCTGATCGTTGGATTCTGGCGCAGAAGTGACAGCACTGCCTACTCCACACAGTGGGACTATTGCGAAGACGGTGCCGCAGTGGGGTACACCACGTACTCGCAGAGTATCTATGGATCAGACACTGGCCCGCACCCGTTCAAGACCACTACGGTCCACCCGGACCGAGCGCTGAACTTCAAGTTGCACTACACGAATGGTGGTCGGATCCAGGTCTGGGATGGGAACGTCTGGCGCCCCAAGCCGATCTACGTGTTCGACGGATCAAACTGGGTCAAGGGAACCGTCTCAGTGTGGGACGGCACGGCATGGATCGAGGCCACTGAGTAATGGGACGGTATGCACGCGGTGCCTACGGCACTGTCAAGTATGGGCTTGACCTGTGGAGCGAGTACAGCGTTGAGCCGATGGTCGCTCGTATCACGGTAGACCCCCACTTCTCCACCGTGGCCTCCTATACCAACGACAATGGGCAGTCGGTCTATGACCGTGTAGAGGTCTCATGGCTAATGCCTTCGACCGTGGGCAACTTCCAGTTGCTTCGAAGCAACCTGGGCTTCCCCACCTCCCATGTGGACCCGTTCGCTACCGTCCTGGTGAACAACACCCCGAGCGCGCAGCCCAGCATCAACCTTCTCCCCGGCGACCCGCAGGGACGGATTCGACGGGCATACCTAGATACTGCTGTTGAGCCGGGTCGTGAGTACTTCTACACCGTCTGGGTCGACACTGGGACGGAGTGGGTCCGCTCAGGACAAGCGTCCGTCATCACCAGTAGTGATCATGGAATGCTAGATGCCCTCAAGGGGGCACTCCCGCCGTACATCTGGAACCAGTACTCGGGTCCTGGTGATGGTGTTGCGGTACAGGCTGACGATGACGACGAGAACCACATGACTCGATGGCTCCAGTCGTGCGCCTGGGAACTCGACCAGTCACTTACCCGCATTGACTTGCTGCGAAAGGTGTGGGATCCGCAATACACCCCTGCTGCGCTGCTGGACGATGCCGTCCGCATGTACGGGCTACCTGTGGAGCCTGCCCTGGGGGCGCGAGCACAGCGAGCACTACTGACTAACGCGGCTGAGATCACCGGGGAGCGTGGCTCGCTCAATGCCGTAAGCCTCTTGGTGGAGTCCCTGACAGGATTCAACTGCACCCTCCGTGTAGGTAAGAACCGGATCAACAACACGGATGAGTCATCCTTCGAAGGCGTAACTGTCGTTGCGGGGTCCTCAGTGATTGAGTCGGGGATGGGGCGCTGGTACCCCACGAACTCGGCGGCTACCCGGATCGGGGGAGACACGTCCAGCGCACCGGCACAGATTGCCCGGGACACCAATAGTGGTGAAGACTACGGAGACTCGTCCACCCGCTGGGCGGTGCGGCTGACAGCCGTTGCTAACTCCACCGACATATCCATGACGCTGGGTGACAAGGTCCGCGTCTCCAAGTACGTGTCGGATACGCAGTACTCCACCATCACTACGAAGTGGGTACACGGGTTGGAGGCTGGGGACTCAGTCACCCTGTCGCTCAACGGCGGAACCACCACCTACACCGTGGTGGTCACTGGCGTGATTGACGACTTCAATATCCAGATCGACGCGGCGGCGGCAGGAGCACCCGTGAGTACGACGTCGTCCCCCACGGACGGCTACCTCGCGGGTGCGGTGATCCGCTCTTACCAGGGGATCCCTGTTGAGGCAGGGGAAATCTACTCACTGGTCGGCGTGTTCAAGAGCGCGAGTACAGCACACGTCACACTACAGATGAACTACTACGACCGGTTCGGCAGCGCGCTGGCACCCCAGAGCGTCACCTGGCCCAGCACTGTCTCTAGTACGGTCTGGACAACCGTCTCCGTTGCCGGAACGGCCCCCGCGAATGCGGCAGTGGCCACCCTCACGATCACTCTTCCGCAGACTGGGGCTGCCCAGTACCTCGATATCGACTCCCTCATGGTCGCTCCAGGGGGTACCACATACACCTCCTCCCTGGCATATGACAGTGGGACGGTATACGCAGGTTCCTTTGACTACTCCTTTGAGGATGCTCGACTGCTCATCATCACCGTGGATACCACTCACAACCTCAACGGTGGGGTAGTCCCTGTGACTATCTTGGCGGACCTGATCGCCATCATTCAGTCCCGACTGTCGAAGATCCTGGCGGCGTATCTCCCCGTAGGAACAGCATTCTTGGTGAACATCATCTAGTTCTCAGAAGTAGCCCCCTCATGTAAAGGTAGTTACTGAATACTTTTATAGGCCCCTGACCTGCAACGATGTGGCAAATATCCAATAACTACCTATACATGAGTGTTATTGGGCGCCCTGATAGTTGGTATGACGTCCTACTTCACCACTAATGGTGACCGTGTGATGCCAGAGATTTGGCCTAGAACGTCCTCCCGGATTGGCATGTGACTAGTCGGCTGACGACAGTGCTACGCTGGCACCTCGTCTACCACTAGGAGGCACAGATGGCACACACCATCGCAATCCTGGGGTCAGGGAAGATCGGTCGCGGAAAGACCGTGACTGCCGTGGAGGAACTGGTCGACAGTGTCCCCCACGATGAGGGCAACGAGCCCGCCTTCCTGTTCCCCGTACTGCACAAGATCACCCCGGCCCAGCAGTACGTCGCTGAATGGGCAGCAGACCTGTCGTACAAGTTCACCTGGCTGCTTGGCCCTGACTCCGAGGCCACCATCTCGGACACGCTTCTTGATGGAGCGGCTGAGATCCTCGATTCGACTCCCGAAGACTTCGCAGATGACATCGTGAACGAGGTCAAGAAGGATGGCCGCATCCTCCTTGCATGGGATGACTCTGAGGCTGAGGACCACGAAGCGCTGATCCGGATCGTCAGCGCGGAGGGGATCAAGACCTATGACCTCACCACTGGGCTGGAAGAGTTGGTCCTAGATGACGACACGGACCAGTTGCCCGAAGGCGACGAGCCCGAAATCACCATCGAGCACGAGCCGCTCACGAGCGAGGACATGCTCTCGGACGACTGGGAGTCGGTGACGATGAAGCCGTGGCTCCGGAAGATCCGCGAGGCCCTGGACTCCTGCCGCGACGAGATCAACGCGGTCCTCTCCGACGCGCTCCAGCAGGCGTGGGAGGACGGCCACGAGGTCGGCGTGCGCGACGGCAAGCGGCTCGCGAAGCAGGCCAAGGAGCGCGCCACCGCATGAGCGAGCAGTCAGCGTTCGACTGGGCATGGGACCAGACCGAGGTCATTGGGACGACGAGGGTCATCCTGATGGCCATCGCGAAGTTCGTTGATGCCAGCCCCACGGGCGAGGCCACCATGTCCCAGTCGACGCTGGCTGCCCGCGCGGGGATCAAGCGCAACTCCGTGAAGCCGCACCTCGATGCGCTGCTTGAGGCGGGCATCATCACAGTCATTGACGGGGGTGGAGTGACCTCCGGGAAGGGTCGCCCGACCGACTCCTACCGCGTGAATATGGTCGGAAACCCGACACAAGTGAAGGGTCGGAAATCCGACGTAAGTAAGGGTCGGAAACCCGACGTAAGTGCGACTTACGTCGGAAACCCGTGCATGACTAATAGCCCTAGTAGGAACAGCGTTGAAGTAGGAGAAACCCCTTCGGGGTTTACAGCGCCCGCCCCTTCGGGGACGGACGCAGATGTCATCACCGTGGACTACGTGCAGGAGGACGATGTGCCTACCCCAGGCTTCGAAGAGGACGCCCCGGCTACACCGGTCAAGCGTGGGTGGGTAGATGACGACGCGGACCTGGCAGGGATAGGCCGGGTGCGGAAGCCTCCGCAGCAGGCACCGGCCAAGGAACCCAAGCCCCTGGCCAAGTGGGTGGCTAACGACTTCGTCAGGCACTTCCTGGAGCGATGCAGCGCAGTCTGCCCTCCGGGCATCCCGGAGCAGGTAGTCATCGGCTTTGCAGGCAAGAAGTTCAAGGAGTGGCTTGCCACCGGGGTCACACCCGAGGTGCTCATGGAGACCATCGACGTGTTCTTCGGTGACCCGCAGAACCTGCGAGAGATCGGCCAGGGATACACGCTGTGGCAGCGGTACTACTACCAGTTCCGGCACACCGTTGGTCCAGCCACGGCCAAGGTTCAGCGCAAGGCAGCACCCGCCCAGGGCGGGGCTATCCACAACAAGGCTTACCGCGACTTCATGGGGGACTGATGTTCAACACCGACGACCTAGGCAAGGCGGCTCAGATCCGGCTCCGACACCTCAACGTCCCGCGCCAGTTCCGTGGGTGGGAGTGGTCTGACCTAGACCCCTACCGAGGCGCAGTCGTGGAGACCGCCCAGAAGTGGGTTGAGCGCGTAGTGGCTGGCGAGATCATCGACGGCTCCACGAAGTACTGCGGAAAGGGACTGCTGCTCACTGGGGACCCAGGCATGGGCAAGACGGCGCTGGCTGCCGTCGCCATGCAGGCGCTGGTGCGAGAGTCCACCGTCACCACTTGGGGTGAGGGCTGGGATCACCCCCAGCGCCAGCCCGCCCGTCCGGCGTACATGACCTACTACCGCCAGTTCCCTCAGATGCTCCAGCGCCAGATGAACAACGACCTAGATGAGGCCGAGGCGCAACTCGTCAAGGACATCCAGTGCCTAGGGAAGTCCGATGCTGCGATCCGAGTCCTCTGCCTGGACGACGTGGGCAAGGAGCACCGCACCGCCTCAGGCTGGGCTACAGGGCTCTTTGAGGGTCTGATCCGGGACCGGTTCTATGCGGGGTACCCCACGGTCATCACGAGCAACGTGGCGCTCAAGGACTGGGCCAACGTCTACGGAGAGAGCGCAGCGAGTTTCGCCCACGAAGCCTTTGTCTCTCTGGAGATACTTGCTCCAGAGGGCGATAGGCGATTGTGAGTGAGGAGTCCCAAGTGTCATCAGAGGCAAGTCTCCGTCCCCTCCAGTTCTTCTTGTCGAAGACGGGGGTGAGCACGGTGTCCCTGATGCTCCCCGACTCCAAGAAACTCCACTGTGATTGCTCAGCATTCACCCGAAGGTCAGAGCAGGACTGCGCCCATATGGCGTGGGTACGCGACAAGATCGACGCAAAGGGCATCTACCCAATCCGGGTATCGAAGCGAGCCAGCGAGCGCGAGGTACGGGTTGCGCTCAAGGCCAGCCTGTCGGACTACAAGGACTTCCTACTCAAGTACGGAAAGGTCGAGGTGCTGTGAAGGGCGGTGACATCTCCAACGGAGTTCCACCACGAGTGCTGGTCCATCTGGATGTGATCACTGTTCGCGGAAAGCACGAGGAGACCTTCCTCCGATTCTTCAAGCGTGAACGTGAGCGCCGGTTCTTCGACAAGGTCGCACTCAACGCACTATGGCGGTACTCGGTGCGCCACGAGTTGGTGCTAGAACTCTTTGACACCGACATCAGCCAGCGGGACATGGACCGGGTCATAGATGACCTCGACCGTCTCACCGCCCACCCCTTCCGATCCGGAACGGTGTACCCCGAGGTGCGTGTGCTAGTGTCAGACATCCTGCCTTACAGGCACGACATCCTCGGGGTGATCGACCTTCCGGAGAGGGGTCTCCGGTACGGATCGAAGTGGATCGACTTGACCAAGGTGTAGAAGGGAAGGGCAGTAGTCATCGCACTCGACAACGAGACTCGACTCATCAACATCGCATGGAAGGGCGAGGGTGATGCTTGGACTAGCCTGGTTCAGGCCAAGATTACCCCGGAGATGTTCTTCAATGAAGACGCAAAGAACATCTACGAGTTCGCTCTGGACATCAAGCAGAAGCACGGCAAGTACCCCAGTGAGTCCTTCACAAAGAGCAACTTCCCGAACTTCACCCGAGTCAAGATCACGGATCCCATTGAACTCCTGATCGAGGCGTTCAAGAAGTGGCGTCAGGCCCAAGTAGTCAAGGCCCGCCTGGAGGCAGCCACTGAGCGGTATGCAGACCTCGACATCGAGGGTGCTATCGCGGAGATCGAGGAGGGGCTCCAGCAGATCGCTGCGGAGTCGCTAACCGATGAGGGGGACAGGGACCTCACTGCCGACGCCCTGGACCGCTTCGACGCCTACAAGGACTTTGCAAGCCGTCCCGCTGGACTCCTTGGTGTTACCACGGGTTACCCGACCATCGACGCAGCCCTGTCAGGATTCCGTCCCAAGCAGTTGGTGACTGTCGTTGCTCTCCCAAAGGTGGGGAAGAGCACTCTCGCTATGGCTATGGGCGTCGCTGCCCACGGCGAGGGCAAGACCGTGATGCTCCAGACCATCGAGATGAGTGCGGACGAGATGGAGCAGCGCTACGACGCGATGCGCGCAGGCGTCTCATACACGCGATTCGCACACGGAACCTTGACCCCGAAGGAGGAGCAGAAGTACCGGCAGATGTTGCGTGACACCGGGAAGATGGCTAACAAGTTCGTGGTCACTGAGTCCGTCCAGAACGTGGCCCAGATCGCCGCGAAGATTGACGAGATCAAGCCTGAGATCGTCATCGTGGATGGCGTGTACCTGCTCCAGTCCCACCCTGACTTTGCACCGGGTAGCCCCCAGGCCCTGACATACCTGACTCGTGCATTCAAGAAGTTGGCCCAGTCCACGGATACCACGATCATCGTCACCACCCAGGCGCTCGCGCAGAAGTTGCAGGGAGGCCGAGTTACAGAGCACTCCATCGGCTATGCAGCAGGCTTCCTCCAGGACTCTGACCTTGTGCTAGGGCTGGAGCACAACGAGGCCAAGGATGAGGATGTTCGTATCCTCTCAATCCTCGCGGCCCGAAGCGCTGGCAAGACTGACGTGACCCTCGACTGGGACTGGGACAAGGGCAACTTCACTGAGATGGGGACACCATGATGTTCTACGCCAAGTTCAAGGGTCGATGCTGGGACTGTGGCGAAGCGATCTCAGTTGGGGATGAGGCCCACTTCGACCGTAACGACCACATCGTCCACCTCGTGTGTGATGACCGGCTGCCAGACGAGCCTGAGATCAAGTGGGGTGGGGATGTTTGCCCTCAG